TGGTCGTCACTCTTGATCCCAGCATCAAGAAGGAGGCGTTCAAGGAGTGGGTCTCTATGTTCAGCGAGAAGCACGAGGGAGTGCTGAACGCGTACAAGACTCTCTACCTCGGCGCCGGGTCCACGATCCTCCCCGTCGGCAGCGACTTCAAGCAGATGGAGTTCGCCGTCACTCAGGCCGTGGGCGAGACGCGCATCTGCGCCGCGGCGGGAGTGCCGCCGGTCCTCGTCGGCGTGACCGAGGGCATCCGGGCGAGCACGTACTCAAACTACCAGCAGGCCAAGCGCTACTTCGCAGATGGTACTCTTCGACCGCTGTGGCGCAACATGGCCTCGTCGCTCGAGACGATCATCCCCGTCCCGAACAACGCGGAGCTCTGGTACGACGATCGAGACATTCCGTTCCTGTCCGAGGACTTCAAGGACGCTGCGGATGTCCAGTCCCTCAACGCGCAGTCGATCAAGGCCCTCGTGGACGCTGGATTCGACGCTGACAGCGTGGTCACCGCCGTCACGTCTGGCGACCTGCACAGGCTCAAGCACACTGGTCTCTTCTCTGTCCAGCTTCAGCCGCCCGGGACGGTGTTCGAGCCGACGAAGCCTCAGATCCCACCGACTACTGGCAACGGCAAGAAGCCTGACGCACCAGCGAGCGATAATGGCAAGACACCGGCGCCGGACGCGTCGAGCAATGGGAAGACTCCGCGGGCACTCGAGCTTGAGCCGCTCGTGGGAAGGAAGGACTAGAGATGTTGAGCTACGCGCGTCTGACGAAGAACCTCGCTGGCCGCAGCCTCGACGATGTGGCCGCGTTCTTGCTGGCGGACCCGGTGGCCCTCAAGGCGGCCGCGGACAAGCTCTCCGAGGGGAAGGACCTGACGGAGCAGGAGGCGGACCTCCTCGAGTCGGTGATCGACCACCTCGAGCCAGACGAGGGCGGAAGTGACGAGGGGAACAACGGAGACGGCAACGGCTCGGGGTCTGGCGGAGGCCTCATGGCGGGCAGCATGAGCTCGAGCGAGCCCACGGGCGAGGAGAGAGCGATCGACAACACGTCCTGGGACGGCCCCGCCGCGATGTCGAAGGCTCTCGGATCGAGCGACCCGGCCGCGGCGTTCGGCTCTATCTGCGCGGGGCGCAAGAGCGGTCCTCCTGAGCAGGAGTCCTCGTGGGCTCTGCCGCATCACAAGTCCCAGGGCGGAGATCCGAACGCGGCCGGGGTTCGCAATGCTCTCTCGCGCCTGCCCCAGACTCAGGGACTCACGAACCACGACGCGGCTCAGTCTCACCTCGACGCCCACATGGCCTCGATCACCGCGGCTGAGAAGAAGTCGCGAGACATCGAGGCCCTGGCGCGGGCGATGGTGGCCACCCCTGGGACCGTCGAGGCCATGGGCTCTCACTGCCGCGCGGCGAAGCCCGACGGACATGGCATGGCTGACTCGACCGTGGCCGACCTCTCGATGGCCGACCTGAAGAAGAAGCATGACGCGGCCCACTCGGGCGGGGCCGGGCACATTCACCCCTCGGCTGCTGGGGCGGCGAGCCGGCCCCCGCGCGACAGCCTCGTGCGGGCGATGTCGAAGTCTCCGTCGCTTCGGTCGGCCGAGCCAGTCGGAGACGTCGTCGGGGCGCCGATGCCGACGATGTTTGGTCACTTCGCTCGCTTCAACGAGTGGACCGAGATCGACTCCTTCTGGGAGGGCAACTTCATGGAGCGCCTGGCTCCAGGTGCCTTCCGGAAGACGATCGCTGAGAACCAGAAGAACGTCCGCGTCCTGTTCAACCACGGACAGGACCCGCACATCGGGGACAAGGTCCTCGGCGCCATCGACGTCCTGAAGGAGGACAGGGAGGGCGCATACTACGAGGTTCCGCTCTTCGACACGACGTACAACCGCGACCTCTGGCCGGGCCTGGCCGCTGAGCAGTACGGCGCGAGCTTCCGCTTCAGGGTCATGAAGGAGGAGTTCGTTCAGGACCCGGGCGTGTCCGCGACTAACCCGAGCGGGCTCCCTGAGCGGACGATCAAGGAGGTGGCGCTGGCCGAGTTCGGACCGGTCACCTTCCCAGCATACGAGAGCGCAACCGCTGGTGTTCGCACCAGTGCTCTAAGATCTCTCACGGACGCCTTCATCCTTGAGGGGATGGCGGCGCGAGATCCGAAGAGGCTCGAGAGCCTCCTCAGGATGCGCGCCGCAGCCCAGGAGGCTGAGGACAAGAACAGCGACGAGAGGCACGTCGACCATGGGTCCGACGCAGCACTCAACGAGGACGGAGCCGGGGGCACCCACTCTGAGCCGGACGAGAGCCGCGACGACGTCGACCCGGTCGCAGCCGAAGAGACGGCCACGCCGGACGTCCCGGCAGACGACTCGGGAACCCCGCCAGCGCCCCCAGAGGAGCCGACGGAGACCGACGCAGAGAGGAACCGCCAGATGCCCGCACCCGGCACCCCGGTCGGTCGGACGATTGAAGAGCGACGCGCCCGCGCCGACGAGATCGCCAACCGCTTCCAGGAGATCCACGCCCAGTACGGCGCCGTCACCCTTCCGGACGACATCCGGGCGGAGTGGGACGCCATGGTGGTCGAGCGCGAGGAGAACCGCGTCGCGATCGCTGACTACGAGTGGCGCACCCGCCAGCTCGCAGACATGTCGCGCGACTCCGATCGTCACGTGACGGTCGGCCTCGACGACCAGCTCCGCAGCCGCCCGCGCCCGGCCAACGGCCGCGTGGCGATCCCCGACAACATCTACGCGGTCGAGGACTACCGGCAGTTCGCCACGAGCCTCGATCAGCTGCGGATGGGCTACCGCGACGGCGCGATGCGCGCCATCGAGCGGACGACCTTCCCGCACCCGCGGATCACCGCGGACCAGGCCCGCGCGCACCTCGCGCGGCTCCTCGACACGCGGGACAACGCCGAGGGCGCGTTCGCCCAGCGCATCCTCGTGACCGGCTCGCCGGTCTACGAGCGCGCGTTCGGCAAGACTCTCAAGGGCTCTCCGCTCACGGCGGAGGAGCAGCGCGCGCTCTCCCTCGGGTCCGACCCGGACGGTGGCTTCGCGGTCCCGTTCCAGCTCGACCCGACGGTCATCCTCACCTCCGACGGCGCCATCAACCCACTCCGGCAGATCTCGCGCATCGAGCAGATCGTCGGCAAGGAGTGGCAGGGCGTCACCTCCGAGGGCATCACGGCGTCGTATGCCGGTGAGGCCGAGGAGGCGGACGACGACGCGCCGACCCTGGCGCAGCCCGTCGTGCAGACCCTCCGCGCCCAGGCGTTCGTTCCCTTCTCGGTCGAGCTCGGCCAGGACTGGGGCGCGCTGCAGGGCGAGATGGCGACTCTCCTCTCGGACGCCAAGGACGTCCTCGAGGCGGACAAGTTCGTCAACGGCATCGGGCCGACCACGGAGCCCGGCGGCGTCGTGGCCACGCTCGACAACGCGAGCAAGCTCGAGACGATCGGGTCCAACGCGTTCGCGATCGGCGACCTCTACGCGCTGGAGGAGGCGGTCCCGCCGCGGTTCCGCTCCAAGGCGCAGTTCATGGCGAACCGGGCGACCTACAACAAGGTCCGCCAGTTCGACACCTACGGGGGCGCCGCCCTGTGGGTGCGCCTGCTCGACAAGCTCGGCAACGAGCTGATCGGGTACCCGGCCAACGAGGCCTCGGCCATGGCGAGCACGCTCGCCGACGGCGACCTCATCATGCTCCTCGGGGACTTCTCGAAGTTCCTGATCGTGGACCGGCTCGGCATGAGCATCGAGCTCATCCCGCACCTGTTCGGCGTGAGCGGGCGCCCGACCGGGCAGCGCGGCATCTACGCGATCTGGCGGAACAGCTCCGTCATCCTCGTCGACAACGCGTTCCGGCTTCTCAAAGTGAAGGCTTGATCCTTCGGGATCGACCCTAGGCGACTAGCAATGGGCGGGCGCGGCTGGGGCACCTCTGAGTTGCCTTGCAACGAAGAGGGATGCGATCAGCCGCGCCACGTCTATCCGACTAGCGCTGACTCGAAGTGTCTTGAGCATCGACTGTCGTATCACCGGAAGTACAAGAGCGAGCACCCAAGAAACCAGCGGCACGCGAACATCTTCTGGCGATACGGCGTCGACGAGGACTGGTACCTAGAGAAGCTGGCTGAGCAAGGCGGCCGATGTGCTATCTGCGGGACGGATGATCCAGGAGCAGGCACTGTGTCCTTCTGCATCGACCACGACCACGCTTGCTGCTCAGGCATGCGATCCTGCGGAAGATGTCTTCGTGGCCTCCTGTGCAATCGGTGCAACCGTGCCCTCGGGTACTTCAACGACGATCCGGTTGTTCTTCAGGCTGCTGCGGATTACGTCAAGTAGTACAGCGTAGATAGGAGGCCCGAGTGGCTGCGTTCAACAAGGGCGACATCCTGGTCGCCACGGAGACCTTCACGACGACGCTCGACGGAGCGCCTGTCGTCGTCCACAAGGGCCAGACTCGAGTCCGCGCCGGGCACCCGCTCGTCAAGGGCCACGAGATGTGGTTTAAGGTCCTCGACGTTCAGTACGACACCGAGCAGGCGACGTCTGCTCCGGGCGAGGTTCGCGGGGCTCCGCCCGCCGAGCGGCGGACGGCCATGGAGGCGGCTCAGGCCACCATCAAGGCTGAGGAGAAGGCAATCGTCGCGGACAAGAAGGGCTAGCGACTCATGGCTCACGCGCATCTCGTCCCGATCAAGACGGCGGCTGACGGCACGTTCACGACTGACGTCCGCATGTACGGCGTCATCGAGGCGATCGCCGTGCGCCTCGGGTCTCTTGACACGCCAGACATCACGGTGACTGACGGTCTCACCGGCGGTGCGATCTTGGCGGTCACAGGCGTGGCCGCGGACGCGCGGTATCACCCGCGCGTCAAGGTTCAGACAAGTGTCGGCGCGGACGCTGACCCGGTCGTCCTCGACAAGCCGGCCGTCACTGGGATCTGTCGCGTCGCGGTCGCGGGCGGCGGAAACGCCAAGTCGGGAGTCGTGGTCGTCCTCTTCAACGATGACTGACCACTAGAAGAAAGAACCTGGAGGACACATGAGCACCAAGGTCGTAGAAGTCGTCACGGACGCGGCGGGCGCGTTCTCGACGGACATCTCCTTGTCGGGGGAGGTCATGGCAGTCGGCGTCCTCGTCGGCACCCTCTCGACGCCCGACGTCACGATCACGGACAAGGACACGGGGGCCACCCTGTTTGCCAAGGCCGGGATCGCGTCCGACGGGAAGTGGCAGCCGCGCGAGGTGGCGGTCACGACCGCGGGCGTGGCGACCGCGGACACGGCTGGGCCTCCGATCACCATGGCGAACTACGTCGCGCCGTTCTGCATGCGCCACGCGCACATCGTCGTGGCCGGGGCAGGGGACACCAGGCGCGGCACCATCTTCATCGCATATCGCTGAGGGGGCGCCGGAGGTCTCATCCTCCGTCCCTGACTCGGACTGGAGCGAGGGTCAGCAGTGACCAACGCGTACGCCCTCGTCGACGAGGTCAAGGCTCGCCTGTCTCAGGACGCCCCGAACATGGGGTCGGGCAAGGATCAGTCGATCGCGGACAAGATCCTCGAGGTCTCTCGCGACATCGACCGCAAGGTCGCTCATCGTCGCGGAGACCTCGAGTCTCTGTTCTCGTTCGTGGCCGACCGTCCGTACGGTCGTCAGGTGGTCTCGCTGTCGGCCACGCCGCCTCCGACGTCGGGCGGCTTCACGCTCACATTCGGAGATCAGACCACCATCCCCATCGACTGGAATGCGGACGCTACAGCCGTCCAGTCGATCCTCGGGTACCTCTCGAACATCGGCGAGGGCGGCGTCGTCGTCTCGGGCAACCCGGGTGGTCCGTGGCGAGTGGACTTCGCGGGCTCGCTCTCGGGGCCGCAGCCTGCCATGACCGGGTACGCCACGACGGACGCGCTCGGCGCGACCGTGACGGTCCAGAAGGTCATCGCGGGAGTCGCGCAGGTCCCGTCTGAGCGCGAGTTCATCGCGACGCCGGACCTCCACGGGGACACGATCCTGCCGATCCACGCCTGCGTCGAGGTCGTGGACGTCGTCCTTCACGGGTCGAGCGACCAGTCTCTTGTGAGGGGCACGCACTACCTGACGTGGCCCCTCAACGGGACGCCCGTCGAGGCTCTGAAGCTCCTCGGCGTGTCCGCTCTTCAGCCGTGGCCGACGCGTTACGGCGTCCTGGCTCGATGGGGCTGGGCCGAGGAGGTTCTCGAGGACGTTCGCGAGACGGCGATCATCGAGGTTATCAGGAGCTTGCTTGGGGACGCCGCGGGCAACGACGATCGCCTCGGGACGACGCCCTTCGGGTCGGTCGTCACGGCCAAGGCCTTCACGTCGAAGTTCAGGGAGCTGATCGACGACTACGGCTGCTCTCTCTGGTGACGTGAGATGCCTCCTCTGATCGGGATGACAGTGGTCGGCCTGCGCGGGACGATCACCGCGCTTGACGTCGGCGTCGCAGCGACCGTGGCGAAGGCAGTCGCCGGGCTCGAGGCCGGGGCGCGGATCATCCAGGTCAGGGCTCGCGCGAATGTCGCCGGGCGGCGCTACCACGGTCGCCTCGACGCGTCGATCACCGTCGGCGCGCCAGACCTGAGCGTGCCCGGGACCGTGCGCGTCGGCGTCGGAGTCCAGCCGGGCGTCTGGGCTCCGGAGGGTCGCACGTTCGAGTTCGGGTGGCACTCGAAGTCGGGCAAGCGTCCTCCTGTGAAGCCGCTCATGCTTTGGGCGATGGAGAGGGGTCTCGCCTCCGACGAGAGGACTGCCAAGAAGATCGCCTTCGTGGTAGCTCGCAACATTGGCGATCGAGGTTACTCCTTCGGCCAGAGCCATTGGCTAGACAACGCTGCCCGTGATACTCTTCCAGCAGTTGCTGCTACGGTTCGGACCGCGATACGGCTATGACCGCGATGACAGGAGCGGAAAAGGCCACAAAGCGCCGAAAGAACTTCACGTCTCAAGGACTGACCGTTATCGGAACGGCGCGCAAGCGCCGTCCAAATCGAACTGACGGTCTTTGTGGGATCTGCGGTCAAGTTCCTCGTACGCTTGGTTCTTACTGCATTACCTGCAGAGCGGAGAAAAGGCATAACCTTCCGGTCGGGTGGTTTACGAGACAGCTTGAGAAGCAGTCGAACATGTGCGCTGTTCGCGGTTGTACTACGACGGCCGAGATGCAGGGTCGCGCTCTCGCCATAGATCACGACCACGCGCATTGTTCTGGGGCTTTCGGGTGTCTCGTCTGCGTTCGTGGGCTTCTGTGCTTGCGTCATAACACGAACTCTCCTAATACCATTGACGATGCTCTAGGTTGGTTGTCGTACTTGATCGAGTACAGGATTGACCGATGAGTCACAGCGAGATCGAGCGCATCGTGGACTACACCGCCGCAGTGGCCGGTCGCATCGAGGGGATCAAGGCGACGTTCGGGGCGGGGATCGGAGCGACCGAGGACCCGCTGCGCCCGGGCCAGCCGATCGCCGCAGCTCCAGGGAAGCCGACTGCGGCGCTCACTCACTGGTCGGACTGTCCCGACGCTCCGCCGGTCCAGTGGGTATCTCAGGAGGGCACCGTCGAGCTCACGTGGACGATCCCGATGCGTCTCTGGTTCGCGCGCGCAGACCTGGCAGACGTCAGGCGAATGTCGCTGCCGTTCTACGATCGCTACATCGAGGCATTCGTCCTCGACCGAACGCTTGGAGGCCTCGCTCTCAGGACTCAGGTCACTCGGTTCAACACCGGCGGTGACGCGAACTGGTCCTGGCTCGACATTGGTCTCATGGTCGTAGAAAGGGTGAACTACTATGCCGTATGACGACATCGAGGGCGTTCGCAGCATTGAGACCGTGATGGGCACGGTTCTTCAGTGCACCGAGTGCCAGTACAATACCCTGAGCCCCGAGTACGCTCGCGCTCACGCGGCGGCTCACAACAAGCCCGTGAGGGACGAAGAGGCAGAGAAGAAGGTCGTCAACGTGAGCGAGGACGCCCCCGCGGAGGGGGTCGCTCCTGACGAGGTCGCCTCCGAAGAGAAGGAAGACGGCTCGCCGGACGTCGAAGGTCAGGAAGACGAAGAGACTCCGACAGCACGTCGGCGCACAAAGAAGGAGTGACAGACAGATGCCTCGGACCAACATCGCCGCGCAGGTCACCCCGGGGGCGTACCCGGTGCTCCCCATCACGCCCGACGCCCGCGACGTCGCCTTCGTTGGGGCGAACGTCGCTGACGGCAACGACACCACCCTCGTGGCCGGGAAGACCCTCGTCCTCGTGCGGAACGTGGACGTGGGCGCGCACACCGTCACCTTCACCTCCGCCGCGGACAGCCTCAACCGGAAGGGAGACATCACGTCGTACTCCGTCGGAGCGGGGGACGTGGCGCTCTTCGGCCCGTTCACGACGATCGGCTGGGCGGTCGGAGGTCGGCTGCAGATCAACGGTGACAACGTCAACATCGAGATCGCCGTCATCACCCTGCCCTGACCGGCGACCAGCTCTTCTTAGAGCGGAAAGGAACAGAGCTCGATGAGCAACGCGATCCCGGGACCGGGCTTCCTCCTCCAGGTGGACATGACCGGGACCTACACGACCATCGCCGAGGTCAAGGACATCACCGGTCCTGACACCACGGTCGACGTCGTGGACGTCACCAACCAGGACTCCCCCGACAACTTCGAGGAGATCATCCCGACCCTCAAGAAGGGCGGCACGACCTCCTTCGACGTCAACTTCGTCCCCACCGACGCGACGCAGGACAGCACGACCGGCATGCTGTCGTTCCTCAACGCGCGCACCAAGATGAACTGGCAGGTTATCCTGCCGGGCACCGGCCTCTCGGTCCAGTTCGCGGGCTACGTGGTCAAGTGGGGACCGAAGTTCCCGGTCGCGAACGTCGCGACGGCGTCCATGGACATCCGCGTCTCCGGCCCGGTCATCATCGCCACGGCGCTCTGAGCAACGCGCCACCCTAGAAAGGAGCGAGGTCAACATGACCTCCATCCGGGTCCAGCCAGACGGCGGCCCGCCGGTAGACTTCTTGTCCGGCGGGTCGCAGATCGTTGAGGCTGACGGACCCGAGGCGATCCTCCCTGTCGTGATCGCAAAGCTGCGTCAGATGAACAGGGAGTCCCCAGCGCGACAGATCTCGCTGGCTATCACGCACGCCGAAGAGTCATTGAACTGGCTCTACGCGCTAGAGAGGAGCAGGTCAAGATGACCGACGGAACGCCCACGCCCGAGCTCGGGAGCACTACTTCGTCTTTCCCGATGGAGGCCGCGTTCGGCTCCTCGGAAGAGGTCTGGGCCGGAGAGGTCTCTCCAGCTGCCCAGGCCGCCGCTGAGGAGCTCGGGTGGAGCACGACCGATCCGACTGAGATGGCCATGATCTCGGGTCTTCAGGAGGATGCCAGGGTCGCCGCGGCGCCTGACCCTGTGACTCCGCCGCCTGCCCCGTCTGCGCCGCCCGCCCCGCCCGTCCCGCCCAAGATCCTCTCGCGGTCTGAGATCCTCGACAGCGAGGACCTGGCGACCGAGACCGTCCCCGTCCCCGAGTGGGGAGGCGCCGTGATCGTGCGGGCGCTGACCGGCTCCGAGCGCGACGCGTACGAGACGAGCATCTTCACCGCCCGCGGAGTTGGCAAGGACCCCGAGTACAACCTCCAGAACATTCGCGCCAAGCTCGCGGCTCGAACGATCGTCGGGGAGGATGGCAAGCGCCTGTTCTCAGACACGGACATCGTGGCCCTCGGCCTCAAGAGCGCCGCGGCCCTCGACCGCGTGTTCTCGGTGGCCCAGAGGCTCTCTCGGCTCACCAACGAGGACGTCAAGGAGCTCGCTAACCAGCTGGGAAAAGACCAGAGCTCAGGTTCTGGTTCCGCCTAGCGCGGGAGCTCAAGATGTCGGTCAAGCGCTGCAGGCGCGAGGTCGACAGCGAGGAGTTCGCAGGGTGGATGGCGTACGCCGAGCTCGAGCCGTTCGGGCCGCTCCGCGAGGACGAGAGGGCCGGGGTCATCGCGGCCCTCACGGCGAACGTCAACCGGGACTCGAAGCACAAGCCAGTGCCGTTCGTGGCGACTGACTTCTTCCCGAAGCACCCGATCGACGCGGCCCTCGAGGCGGCGGAGGCCGAGCTCGAGGCACCCAGCGAGCAGACCCTCGCGGCGAAGCTCACTGCGTGGGCAGCGGTGATGGCGGACAATGGGCGCGCCCCGGCGGCCCGGAGCGAGCTCCTGGCTAAGAACAAGAAGGAGACCTAGGACGTGGCGGACTCTCGGTCGAGGCGCGCGAAGCTGGCAGCAATGGCTGCCCAGAGCGCGTCTCCCCGGGAGGCCGAGATCGCGAGGCGCCTCCTCGAGACCACGCCCCCGTCTAGGACCCTCGACAGGGACGCGATATTGGGGCAGCCGAACGAGAGGGCGGGGGTCCGGTCCTATCGCGTCTGGGAGCCCTCTAGGGGCGTCTGGCTCATCGTAGACGAGGACGACACGCCGCCCGACGGCCCCGGGGTCGCCTGGGTGCGCCGCGAGGGGACCGGGTAGTGGCAACCGTCGGCGGACTCGTCGTCATGCTCACGCTCAACAGCGTGGGCCTGTCCGCTGGCCTCGCGAAGGCAGAGGCCGAGCTCGCTGCGTTCGAGGGGTCGGTCGTCGGAACCACTAAGACTCTCGGGGCCGGAGGCTTCCCGGTCCTCGCGGCGGCCGCGGCCGCCGTCACGCTCGCGGTCGTCGGCATCGGGACGGCTGCGGTGAAGACCGAGACCGAGTTCGAGTACCAGATGAAGCTGGTGCAGACCCAGGCCAACGCCTCGGCCGTCGAGGTCTCGCACATGACCGAGGCGATCCTCCAGATGGCGCCGTCGGTCCAGGCCGGTCCGGTTCAGCTCGCCGAGGCCCTCTACCACATCGAGTCGGTCGGCATCCGCGGGGCGGCAGCGCTCGACGTCCTCAAGATCTCAGCGCAGGGCGCCGCCGTCGGCAACGCCGACCTCGAGACAGTGGCGAACGCGCTCATCGCCGCGACGATCTCGGGCATCAGCGGCGTCAACTCCATGTCCGAGGCGATGGGCACCCTGAACGGCATCGTCGGCACGGGCAACCTGCGCATGTCCGACCTTGCCGCGGCCATGTCCTCTGGCGTACTGTCGACGGCCAGGACGTTCGGGCTGTCTCTTCAAGACGTGGGCGCTGCCCTCGCGACGATGGCTGACCAGGCGATCCCGGCCGAGGAGGGCGCGACTCGGCTGCGGCTCACCATCGCCCTCCTCGGAGCCCCGACGAAGCTCGCGACTCAGGAGCTCGCCAAGATCGGCCTCACGGACCGCTCCATCGCCGACGCGATGCGCAGCCCGGGAGGCCTGATCGCGGGCCTGTCGCTCCTCAAGGACCACCTCGACAAGGTGTTCGGGTCGGACCTCACCGCCAAGGCTGACCTTCTCAAGACGGCGTTCGGAGGCTCGCGGTCGTCCTCGGGCATCTTGGTCCTGATCAACTCGCTCGACCTCATGTCGCAGAAGATGGACGTCATCAACGCGAAGTCGCAGTCGTTCGCTGAGGACTTCGCGGCAGAGAGCCAGACGGCCGAGGCGCGGTTCCGGAACCTCGCCGCCGCGGCAGGGGTCCTGGGCATCCGCCTCGGCGACGCGCTCCTCCCGGTGATCCTGCCCATCGTGACCGCTCTGACAATGATGGCCCAGCAGACGTGGCTCCTCGTCCCCGCGTTCCTGGCTCTGAGTGCGTACATCTCGGCCAAGGCGGTCCTGTCGCTCATCAACCTCGCCAGCGCTATGAAGACGACGTTTGCGACGATGGCGATGCACACGACGGGGCTCGACAAGGCCCTCATGAGCACGCGTCTGTTCGGGACGGCTCTCGACGTTACGACCACGGAGGAGATGGGCGCTGCGGCTGCCAACCGCCTGCTGGCTCAGACCACGGCTGAGGTCGCTGCGGCGCTCGCCGGGACGGCGGCGCCGTTCGTCGAGGCCACGGGCAGGGCGGTCCTGAGCGGTGAAGAGCTCGAGGCTATGCTCACGACGATCAAGGACACGGCCGTCGGAAACGCCGTGATCGAGCAGGAGCTCCTCAACGCTCAAGTCGAGGGGTGGGCGAAGTGGGTTGTCGCCGTAGATGCCGCGGGCGAGGCTGATCGAGCGTACTCAACTCAGGTTGAGGCTCTCTCGCGCGGCGTTACCGACGTCTACTACGAAGGCATGATGGCGAACATCGCTGCGAACGACGCGCTGATCGCGTCGCTCGGCGAGGTGGAGGGGGCGCTCGCAAGCTACGGAGCCGCGACAGCGCTCGCGATGGGCGAGGCGGGTACGGGGATGCGCGGCCTCGCTGGCCCGATGATAGGCAACCCGATCATCCCGGGGACGGCTACGAACCTCGGCGGTACGCTCATGGGGGCGAGCGGGGCAGCGGCATCGGACGAGGTGGGCGTTGCGGGCGCCGCGGCGATGAAGGTGTCCGTCAGCGAGGCTCAGAAGCTCTGGACCTCGGTTGGGAGAGTCACCGCGGCCGAGGCGGAGACGGTCGCCGTCGCGGAGGAGCTCTCCTTGACCATTGCCGCGGTCGAGTCTCAGGAGGTCCTCGCCGCGAGGGCCGCCGGGCTGCTCCCGTGGCCGATCACTGCGGCGGACACCGCTGCTAAGTCTGCCGCCGTCTCAGTCGGCCAGCTCACCGCTGGCCTTGAGGGTGCGTCGCAGCTGGGTCTCGGGATCAACGAGGTGGTGGACGCGACACTCGGTCTTGGGACGGCCGTCGAGACGTCCGCGACGCTGTTCGGGACGGCGACAGAGACGGAGATCGCGGGGATGGAGCGCCTCCAGCTCTCAATCGACGGTGCTCTGGCAAGCGAGGCAGAGCTCGCCACGGCCTCGGCTGCCGCTGCTGCGAAGGTCGCCGCCGCGCAGAGCGCAGCGTGGGTCGCGATGGGTGACGCAATGCGCGACGTCGAGGGCGGCATGGCCGCGATCATGGGCGCCGAGACAGGGGCTGGCGCGGCCGCTGGCCAGCTCGGCATGGGCTTCGACGCTGAGGCGACGGCGGCTGAGAACGCGAATGTCCAGGTCGGCCAGCTCACGATGGGGCTCGATTTGCTGGCCGAGGCCCAGGAGAGAGCTGCCGCGGCTTCAGGCGTCACGGCGGCGGCCATGGCAGCCCCGGCGTGGACCCAGATGCCGGTGGTAGCTGCGGAGGCTGGGGCGGCCACGAGCACCGGGTTCATCAGCGGCATTACTGGGGCTCTCGGGACGGGCGTGACATACCTCAAGGGGTTCGGGTCTGCTCTCATGAAGGCCGCGGGGGTCGCGATGGGCCTCGCGTTCAACGTGGGCATCGTGGCGGTGATCGGTGTTGGCCTGATCGCCCTCGCGAAGAACGTGATGGAGGGCCTCGGGATCATCCCCGACATCGACAGGATGTCGAAGGAGCTCTCTGACAAGACCGCGATGTTCGTCGCGACCGCGAGCAACGCAGCCCTGTCCGCGGCGCGTGACTCGATCGCGACCCAGCTCAAGCAGCTCAGGAGCTCTCTCCTCGCGAACCCTCTCACCGACTGGCTCGGGGTCTCGGGCGTCAGTCAAGCTCAGGACACGTTCGACCAGCTCGACGCCGCTCTGAAGACGAGAGCGGAGCAGGGTGGGCGCGACTACACCACTCAGTTCGGCACCCAGGTGTACGCGGACCTCAACGCGAAGCTCATCGACGTGTTCGGGACCTCGCTCGCCGGGGTCCAGGCGGCGGCGGCGCAAGCGGGCGCGGCCGACATGGAGGCGTACGCGAAGGGCGTCCTCGAGGCGCAGACGCACGTGACGGACACGTATCAGCAGGCGATCGCGGTCGCTCAGATGGCGCTGTCCCCGATGGAGGAGGTCGCCCTCCTCATCGGCGAGCGTTCCAGCAAAGCATTCACCGACGGGATCAACAGCCAGAACCCTCAGGTAGCCAGCGCGTGGGACACGTTCAACACCTACTCGAAGGATCGTCTCGACGAGATCACCGGCGGCGCGTGGTCCGCCGGGCAGGCCGCCGCCAAGGCTCAGAAGGACGGGTACGACTCGTTTGACTTCAGCTCCCTCGGGGGTGCCCTCGGAGCCTCTCTTGGCAACACCGGACCTGACCAAGCGGCGCTGGCGAAGCAATGGCCGTCGTGGGTTCCGTCCGCCGAGGCGCAGGCGGCCGCCATGGCGAAGGTCACAACCCAGACGAAGGAGACGGGCGCTGCGGCCGTCGCGACGGCTGCCCAGATCTCGAGCGCGTCGAGCAGTATTGGAGAAGCGGCGCGAAATCTCCAGGCCGCGGTCGCGGGAGGCACGACGACGGTGCCCGACGCAGTGAAGGTCATGGTAGACCGGATCGGGGGTGACCTCGGCAAGCTCAAGGAAGTGGCTCTAAGCGCTGGCACGGACATGATGAAGGGCATTGCCGACGGCCTCGCAGCGAACCGACAAGCTCCGCTCGACGCGATGAAGACGCTTCACGACGATCTCAAGAATGAGATGTCGAACATTCAAGAGGAGAACTTCCTCCTCGCGGCTCTCGCGGGAGCCGACATCGCGAGAGGTCTCGCCTCGAGCGACCCAGTCGTGTACGCCGCGGCGGTCGCGTCGAAGAAGATCATCACCGACCAGCTCGACTCCATCACAAACGGGGCGTTCAGCGCTGGGGCCGCCGCATCCGCTAACTACGCCGCCGGCTGGAAGTCTACGGTGCTCTCTGGTGACACACCGAGCGAGGCACGCGGGTCGAACCTCGCTCTCGCGCAGGCCGCCAAGCAGTACAACGACTGGTCTACCGCTGGCGCCGCCGCAGGAGCGGAAGCGTACAACAAGTTCATCAGTGGCCTCGACACCCAGGCCGCTAAGAGCCCGGCGGCGGACACCCTCGCGAGCGCGTTCACGACCGCGTTCAACAAGATCTCGACGGCCGCCGACTCGTTCTTCAAGAAGCTCCACGACAGCAACTTGAAGGTCATCGCTGACCTGAAGAAGAGCCTGCAGGACCCGATCGAC